TGGATTAATATTATCATTTCCTGATTTACATCCTTTTGTTGCTTCATGACCATTAAAATAACTTAATATTTCCCATTTTAAATTATTTTTTTCAATAAATTCTTTAAATTTTTCCATGTTTTTTTGTTTTATTTTTAATAGTTAAATTAAATTCATTTTTTATTATTTTATTAAAAAAATAAAATAATTATTATACATTTATAATTTAATGTATCCTAATATAAAAATTTAAAAATATATTTGTTTAAATATTTACAATAAAAATATAATAAAATATTTTGTAAATTAATTGCTGTATGCCAAACCGCCCATGCCAGACATGATTCTTAATACGTTATAATTGGTTGCGTATACTCTGATTTTAGATCCTAAAGCGGCTTTAGGGGTAAGTTGTAATTGAAGAGTAGCGTTATCAATTCTTGACATATTGCACGTCCCGCTTGGCTGATGTTCTTCAGGCTTCAAGGCAAATGAATAAACATTGATACCAGTAACAGGGATATTGGTGTGGTGTTGGTATGGTTGGACCAAGTTGAAGTAAGAACCAAGTCTTTCTTGGAATCTATCATGACCGTTAAGTTGTAATTTGGCTCTGACAACAGGGTTTCTTCCGGCGTTGATAGGACCGAAACCAGCATGATCGGAGTAGTCACCAGCAGTGGTAATGGCACCGAAATCAGTTGGGGCTAAGTTATTAGCATTAGGTCCAGGTCCAGCTGGTAAATTAACAGGTCTAATTTGAGAAGTAGAAACTCCGTTAGTGGCAATACCAGTAGCACCAGTGTTAAGACCAGCTTGTTGTAAGTATTGAAGATATTCAGCATCAAGAGTATTTGTTCCAACGAATGGGAATACATTGGTGGAATCTTCAACATTGGAGAATACAAGTTGAGAAGCATCAGGTAATCCTTGACTGTTAAGAGAATAGTATCCAGAATCGGCATCGAAATCATCGGTGTAGTTGTTCCATTGGTTGTAACCAAGTTTGACAACATCATCTCTTTGGCATACCCAGATAAGTTCTTTGACAGGGTGATTTAAGTTCAATTTTACCTTTACGTTGGTATTAACTGTAGATTCATCGCCGGTAAATTGTAATTGTTCAATTAAATATTCGTGGGAAGTTTGGGCAAATCTTCTTCTTTCATCGGTATCTAAGTAGATATAGTCAATGAATAAGGAAGCATATTCCAAGGAAGGAACACAGAAAGCATCTAAGCTTCCAGAAACGGAAACACCACAACTGTTTAAGGAACCACCAGTGGAGACGTAACATTCAGCTTTAGGTCTGAATTCAAGTTCAATTTTAACTTCGTGGTATTGTAAAGCAATAAGAGGAAGGGAAAGACCTGGGTTTCTGCAAAACCAAAATTGGAATGGAACATATAAAGTGGTTGCTTCAGTTCTTTGTAATCCGGTACCAGTAAGGGCAACGGTATTACCAACCATATTATCGTATCCAGATTTTAATCCAGCAGGAATGGTAAGTTCATTCCAGATAGTAAGCCAATCACCGTATTGTTTATCAATTCTTTGACCACCAATTTGTACTTCGACAGATTTGATAAGGAAATGACCAATGAAATTGACCCATCTGAAAAATGCAGAAGAAACAGTAGCTTCAACTCTTGGAAGAGTAACTTGTAAGTAGATTCTGTGGATTAAATCACCGTTTCTGGAAACAGTGCAGGTAACTTTTTTACCGAAATCGGCAGTACCATTGAAAGTTTGTTCAATTGCTTCCATAGAAAAGTTAGTATGTCTTCTGTAGACAACTTTGAAGAAAGTGATTTGAGGATTTCCAGTAAGATAGACATCTTGAGCTCCGTAAGCTACGAGTTGCATAAGACCGCCGGTCATTTTATAATCTATACTTAGAAAAAAATTTTGAGATTTTACGAAAAAATTCTTTAATTAATTTAATTAAATTTAAATTTTTAACCTATTTTTTAAACATGTTATTTATTTTTTTCGATATTTTTATCTATATTTAACAATAAAAATAAAATTATTAAAGATGTGAAATAAATATTTAATTAATGAATTAAATTATTTCTTAAGATTTTCTATATTTAAATTATTTTTTATAAATTCTTCTATATCTATTTCCTTTTTTATTAATTCTTCTTTATTTTTTGAAAATTCATATTTATTATTATTTAACTTTTTTATTGACCAACCATCATTCAAAGCGTTGCATAAGAAAACCATCTTTTGTATAGCATTGTAGCTAATAGCTGAGTGATTATTTACAGAATTTCTATTAGATTCATCCATTTTAAAAAAAAAGTATAAAAAATTATTTTTAGTTATACTTATTTTTATTTATTTTTATTTATTTTTATTAATTTTTATTTATTTTTATTAATTTTTATTTATTTTTACTTAAATACTTAAAGTTTATACTTTTTTTATAAAGTATAATTAATGGTTTCATCGAAATTAAAAAATGATTCCAAAAAAAATAATTTAAATTTCGATAATATTACTATAGATGCTAAACATAATGAAGTTATTGATAAATTTAATAGTGATAAAAATTTAATTCCTAAGTTAAAAAAAGAATTAAATGAATTAATAGAAGAATATAAATCTTCTAAAGATAATTCTTTAAAAAATAATTCAGAATATATAATTGAAAGAAATTTAAAAAAGGATAAAATTTATAAATTAAAAAATAAAATAAATAAAATCATTAGTAATCAAGATATTAATGATTATTATTTAAATGTTGGTAATTTATTACATGAATATTATAAAAATGTTGATAATACAACAAATAATAAAAAAAACAATGATATTGAAGATTTTGAAGAAAATTTATTAAATTACAGTAAAGATACTAAAGAATCTAATAAAAAAGTAAAAAAACAACAAATTTCTGTTATTGATTTTTTTAATAATAGAATTAAAGATAATTCTGATACTAAAGATAATTCTAATACTACTAAAAATAACTCTGATAAAAGTAATAAAAATGTAAATAATTATGAAAACAATAATATTGATGAAAATATAGATGAAAATATAGATGAAAATAATTATACATCTATGAAAATAAGTGATTTTATTCAAGAAGAATCTAAATTTAAAAAGAAAAATTTCTTAGATGATTATCTGAAAAAAACAGACCCTAATTATATTACAACATTAAAAGTAGATAATTCCATATTTAAATGTGAATTATGCGAAAATGAAATGACTTTATATCCAAGTGACGGTCTTCAAATTTGTACAGATTGTGGTTATCAAGAATATGTAGTAATAGAAAGTGATAAGCCTTCTTTTAAAGATCCTCCTTTAGAAGTTTGTTACTTTAGTTATAAAAGGATTAATCATTTTAATGAATGGTTAGCTCAATTTCAAGCAAAAGAATCAACTGAAATCCCTGATGAAGTTTATGAGAAAATAATTGCAGAAATAAAAAAAGAAAGAATTACAAATTTAGAAAAATTAGATACGAAGAAAATTAGAACTTATTTAAAGAAAAATAAATTAAATAAATTTTATGACCATGCTGCTCACATATTATATCAAATAAATGGTATTTCACCTCCACATATGAGTAAAGAATTAGAAGAAAAATTGAGATTAATGTTTAAAGAAATTCAAGGTCCTTTTATGGAAGTTTGTCCTAAATGGAGAAAAAATTTCTTAAATTATTCTTATGTTTTACATAAATTTGTTGAATTATTATCATTAGATGAATATAAAGTATATTTTCCTTTATTAAAAGATAGAGAAAAATTACATCAAACAGATATGATATGGAAAAAAATATGTGAGAAAATAGGTTGGCATTTTATAAAATCAATATAATTTTCTTAATTTATTTATCTTATGTTTTGATTTTTTTTATTAAAAATTTTTAAATAAATTATATTTAAAAATTAAAATTTAATAATAAATTATTAATAGGCTGATTGAAATTATGAATTTTATTCAATATTTATTATATATTTTTATTTATATTAATTTAGGATTTAGAATTTGTTTTGGATTTGAATTTAGTTATTCAAAATTCAATGTTTTATTATATGAAAAAGAAATAAAT